AGGATTAATAATGTAGTATAATTAAAAGTCTATAGCGGAGTATGTGAATGAATAAACTTATAAGATGTGTGGTAATTGTGGTGATGATAATGATCCCAGTGAATGTTATGGCTCGTATGTATCCCTCGACCATTCCAATGCCAGCTGTATGTTTTTCAGAGCCAAGAGAGTTATATATTTACCAGGAGATGATTCTTGGTGAAACTATAGTGGCTGCTGCAAAGACATTAGCGACAGCCAAAGCTGAAGATCAAGGATGGATTGTCATTTTTTATAGTAAAGAAAAAGATTCATGGTCATTGGCAGGTATAGTTCCAACAGAAGCTTGTGTAATGATGGTGGGTCATGGCTGGGATTCTATTCCATTAGAGATACTTCCCCCCGGTTATAAAGAATATCAAGAAGGTCCTAAAGTTCCAGAACCTACAGTACCGAAAGTTTCAAATGATGATGAATTGGAAGGTAAGTTATGAGTAAGAAGATACATGATTGTCCGTGTGATCCATGCCACAATAGAAGTAGGTGTGGACGGGAGGCCTTGGAGTGTAAGGCTGTGAAGAATTATTACAACACCGGTTGGTATACTAAGGAGTTAGTAGGTGTTAAGTTGAAGCCAATGAAGGTGCGGAGATGAAAGTACAACGAAAACATAAGCACGAATCTTTTGAGGCAATGATGCGGAGATTTAAAAAAGGTTGTGAAAAGAGTGACATCATTAATGAGGTCAAGAAACGAGAGCACTATGAGAAGCCCAGCTCAGTTCGTAAAAGAAGTAAAGAGATGGCTGTAAAGAAAGAATTAAGGAGACAGGAGGATCAAAGAGTAAAAAGATTTTCCGGTTAAGATGGATATTATATTGTATATGTGGGAAGATTATGAGAGTGATGAATTTTCTGCAAAGATTATCACCTTATTGCAATTGGTCCCACTAGAATTTAAAGTACATTCGTTTGAAAAGGACACTGATATGGAGGTGGTGTCAAAAACTATTGGTGAGAAGGTGAGAAAACTTCCACAGATAGTGGTGGATGGCGAAAGAATTGGCGGTTACTATGATTTAGTAGAGCACCTGATAAATAAAGAAGTAATTAATTATGCAGGTAAGCCAAAATGGAAGAAGAACAATTAGATAAGATGGCGAAGGTCCGTGCGGCCAAGAAGCCACCAGCTTATAAAAACATACATGAAGATGTTAAAGATTTACCTGACGATAATACATTAAGTGTTAAGAATGTTAAGGGGTGGGAGAAACATAACAAAGAACGTGTGAAAGAATTGAAGTATAAGATTCGCCGTCTGGATAAAGGTAAAGAGAAAACATTATTAGAACGTGAGTTAGGAAACAGAGAAGTTTACTTAATGAATATCGCTAGATACTTTGACACAAGTGTATGGTTAGATTTGTTTTATGGAAAAGATCAAGAACATAAAACGAAATACAAAACTATAGCATATGCTTATGATGACGAAGGATATATCAAACAGCCCATGTAGCTCAGCAGGCAGAGCAGGGGTTTTGTAAACCTCAGGTCGGCAGTTCGATTCTGTCCATGGGCTCCATATAAATAGTTAGAGATTATTATGATTTTGATTGATTTTACACAAGTTGTTATTGGTTCGTTAATGGTAGCACTCAACAGAGGTGAGGACCTAGACGATGATTTGGTTCGTCACCTTATTCTAAATAACATTCGTTACTACCGCACTAGATTCACTGAGGATTATGGTGAGGTGGTGTTATGTTGTGACAGTAGACACTACTGGCGTAAGGATTACTTCCCACATTATAAGGCTAACCGTAAGGTAGATAGAAAGAAATCAGAGTATAATTGGGATCTAATTTTTGAAACTCTAAACACTATACGAGATGAGATAAGAGAGAACTTTCCTTATAAAGTTATAGAAGTTTATGGTGCTGAGGCTGATGATGTAATTGCTCTTCTTTGTCAACATCGAGGGTTAGAGAAAAATATAATTGTGTCGTCTGATAAGGATTTTATTCAGTTACACAATAATATTATAGAACAGTATAGTCCTGTTACTAAAAAGATGGTAACTCATCCAACACCTAAAGAATATTTAGCTGAGCATATTCTTAAAGGGGATAGGAGTGATGGGGTTCCAAATATACTATCGCCAGATGATACATTTATAGAAAATAAAAGACAGAAACCAATGCGGAAAACTGTTATTAAAGAAGTGGTAGAGCAAATGGTGGCATTCGATGCCGAACAATTATATATGTTAGCTAAGTGTCCGAGAGATACATGGATTCGGAATTGGCAACGTAACGAAACACTGATAGACTTGACAAAGATTCCAGTGGAGATCCAGAATAAAATTCTAAAAGAATATGACAGTGTAAAAACAGCAGATCGTAGTAAGTTGTTTGGATATTTTGTTGAAAAGAAATTAAGTAAACTAATACAATCTATAGGAGATTTTTGAGATGGCTTTTGAAACTTATCAGCCTTTGTTTCACGAAATTTTTACACAAGTGAATAATGCAAAGGATAAACCAAAGAAGATTGCGGTACTTCGCAAGTATGAGGCAGAAGGATTGAAAAATTTTTTGATGTGTGCTTTCAATCCAGATATAGAATGGATACTCCCAGAAGGTGACGTACCGTATATGCCTAATGATGCACCGGAAGGTACAGAACATACGATGTTACATCAAGAAGCACAGAACTTTTTTTATTATGTAAAGAAGTTAATACCTGGTACTACAGATCAATATGTATTTGGTAGCACAGATATAAATGATGCTCGCAGAGAGATGATGTTTATTCAGATGTTAGAAGGCTTGAGTGCAGCAGAAGCCGAACTAGTACTACAGGCTAAGAATCGCACACTGAATAAAAAGTATAAAGGTTTGAATGCCAACACAGTAAGAGAAGCATTTGGTTGGGATGAAAATTTTATCGACCAGAATTTGGTGGCTCAGCGACAATCACAACCTAGGGATTTGGGCCGTATGCCTCAAGATATCGCAGATTCCCAACGAAGATAATAAGAGTTTTCTAATATACTAATAGACTTAACATAAGTCATTGATAGTACAGAGAATCTTTTTTCCTCTTATAAATCAAACACTTATGAAAAAAGCCTTTAATATCAAAGGGATAGAGTGCTTGACACGGGGTTGATAGTGTGGTATAATAATAGATGAGATGAGAAATTGGTTCTCATCATTAAGCGGGAGTAAAAAATGTCGATTATAATGCCGACAATTGAGAAGTATGAAGTCTGTGACTATACATATAAGTCACTAGGCTTTTCTGCGGTAACTGCCCCCATAGTTAAGAGTAATCTCAGTAAACGGACGTTTAATGTGATAAAGACGTTTGATGATCTTGAAGAAGCTCGAAAGTTTATGGAAGGCACCGACTATGTAATCCGGTATGTCTTTAAAGAGATTGAAGAAGATGCAACTGTACATTGAAGGGTATCGAAGTCACAATAAAGAACTGTATCGAGCAGTAGGAAGTGCAGCTCTTTATTATGGTGCTCTTCTATTAGGTACTCGCATGGCCAAGAATATCTATCTTGAAATTAAATTAACTAAAGATTTAAAGAAGAAAGAAAAGGCTTATGGGTATTGTCATATTGTAGATGATAATTTGTCCCGACCTAGGGAGTTTATGATTGAACTTGATGCTTCTATGAAGTATGGGTTTGATGAAATTCTTACATGGTTAGCCCATGAGATGGTTCATCTCAAACAATTTGTGAGAGGTGAGTTGTGTGATTATGAAACTGGACGAGTACAGTGGAAAACACGATCATTTGGACGAGTACACTATGACGATCAGCCGTGGGAGAAAGAGGCTTATCGTTTAGAAACTAAACTTTATGAGGAATTTGCAGGGTGGTATTATGAGTGATGTTGGAGAACGAGTAAAGGAGATAACTGCTCAAGCATTAGGTATAGAATCTACATCAATTAAAGAGACATCAAATTTTAGTAAAGATTTGGGAGCTGATTCTTTAGATACTACTGAATTGGTAATGGCTCTAGAAGATGAGTTTATTATAGAGATATCAGATTTGGAAGCAGATAATATATTTACTGTAGCTGAAGCAACTGAGTATATTAAGGAGAGATTAAATGCCTAAAAGAGCAACACTAGAGATTTTAGATCCAGATGAAAAGATATTTGGTTCAAACACTATAGGGAAGTATTTTGTGCAAGAGTTTGAGGACGATCAGCCAAGAGGTGGTCAATTTTTCAAGACCATCAAAGAGGCTGAGAAGCACATGGTAGAATATGAAGCAGGAGACGAGACTGATACTAAAGTCTTGTTACAAGAAGATGGCTAGTGGTCAATGGTCCGACTGGCAAGTGAGACAGATTGCCCAGAACATGGCAGAGAAACGCCCTAAGAGAGATTGGTTTGATGGTGAAGATGAAAACTATCTTACATCGCTCAAGAGTTGGTCACACATCACAGCCAGACAGTTATACTCTATGGAGTTAGAAGAACGTCAGTTGATTATCTTTATACATCATTTGGGTATAGAACACGTTGGGGTAGTAACATTTGATCCCCAAGATAAGGGTAGATATTCTCAACAGAGTGACTTTAGTCCTAATGAGGGGCGATGATATTTTTAGAATCAGCTTTGAATGTAGTAGTAGCAGTGATAATGACTATGGGGATGTCCATAGAAGATCAAGACTTACAGAAAGAAGTTTATTGTGGAGCTCAAAATATATACCATGAGAGTAGAGGTGAACCAAATCTAGGACAGGTGGCAGTGGCTCATGTAGTTCGTAATAGAATAAACAGTGAGCATTATCCTGACACAGTTTGTAAAGTAATCTGGGAGCCTGCACAGTTCAGTTGGACTAAGGATGGTAAATCAGATCATCCTGATATGGTGAACAAAATAAATAGAGATGCATTTATTAAGTCAGTATGGTTGCATCTAATGGCTAATGACAATGTGGATATAACAGAGGGTGCAACACATTATTATGCACACGATAAAGTATATCCAGATTGGGCAAAGAAAATGGTGATGACTACAGTGATAGGTAATCATACATTTGGTTATATTCCGAACGGTAAATAAATAGGAGATGGAAATGAAGAAGTTAATGTTAGTGGGTCTAGTATCACTCCCGTTAGTCAGTGGGTGTGCTACAAAAATGGAAACTGGGACCGCATTGGGTGCCCTTACAGGTGGTGCTTTGGCCTATGGTTTGGGCCAAGACTCCAGTAAGAAGGAACTCTGGACTGTTTTAGGTATCGGCCTTGGTGCCATGATTGGCTCAAGTATCGGTCAACAGTTAGATGAGCGAGATCAGATGCTGATGGCTCAGACTTTTGAACATACAATGGAACGAGCCCCAACAAACGAAGTTGGTGTGTGGGAGAACCCAGATACACATAACTCTGGTACATTTACTCCCAAGTCTACGGTGATGCAGGCTAATGGGCAACCGTGTCGTGAGTTTACCCAAACAGTAAGTATTGGTGGTCAAATGCAAGAGGCTTATGGGACAGCGTGTAGACAAGCCGATGGTTCATGGAAGATTCAACAGTAATGCCGACATATGACATGAAAGATCCTGAAGGCATAGAACATGAAGTACAATGTTCTATTGCTGAGATGCAGCTCAAAAAAGAAGAAGGGTGGACTATGATCTTTAAACCAGCGAAGAATAATTTGATTGGTCATACTGGTGATGTCATTAGTCATACTGGCCATGGTTGGAATGATGTTCTTGGAAAGATTAAAGAAGCTCATCCTTTAGGTAACATAGAAACTAAATATTAATAGTAACTATTTTTATAGGAGACTATTGCCCATTGAGCAAACACAGAAAAATGTATATAAATTCTAATCAACTTGTTACAATTAATCCCATTGGCGAAAATCAACAAAAGGTTTTTGATGCATGGGCTAAAGAAAAGAATCTGTTTCTGACAGGCAGCGCAGGAACAGGTAAGACTTTTATTCTATTGCACTTGGCTTTCAAAGCCGTGTTAGATAAGGGTCAGCCCTTTGATAAGGTGGTGTTGGTTAGATCGTTGTTGCCTTCTAGAGACATAGGCTTTTTGCCTGGTACTTTGGAAGAGAAGTCAGACCTGTACCAAGATCCCTACAGGATTTTGATTAGATATTTGTTTGAGATGCCATCTGAACAAGGACATCATATATTATATAGTAAGCTAATTGAACAGGGATCATTAGAATTTTATTCGACCTCATTTCTACGAGGTCAAACATTTGATAGAAGTATTATAATTGTAGATGAAGCATCTAATATGATATTTCAAGAGTTGGATACTATTATGACCCGTGTAGGTCAAGACAGTATGATTTGTTTTGCCGGTGACATGGCACAGTCAGACTTACGGAAACATAATGGTGACAA